ATTATCATATATTGTAGTATTATCATATATTGTAGTATTATCATATATTGTAGTATTAATAGACATAATAATAAAAAATATTATATTTCAAAATCCAAGCATTGTTTAAAATTTTGAATTACGAACTACATTTAGTTAGTAGGGGGTTAAAAATTTGCTAAAAAATTGATTTAAGATTTATTATATTAATTATATAACTAAATAGAAGTAAAATGGGTAATTATTTTTGCGAAAAATGCGGAAAAGAATTTACTCAAAAAGGACATTATAATAAACACAGCACTAAAAAAAATCCATGTATTATTGAAAGCAATACTGAAAATAATAATGAAAAGGTTATAAATGATAGCCATGTTATAATGGAAGAACAACCCAAAAAAGAAGTAAAAATTATTCGAGAAGAAGGACTTGATAAGTTTTATACTATACCAAGTTGTTCTAAAAAGTGCATAGACAAAATATGTGAATTATATGATATTACAAAATGGGATTTAATTATTGAACCAAGTGCCGGTAATGGTAGTTTTCTAAATCAAATACCAAGTATTAATAAAATTGGTATAGACATATTACCTGAACATCCAAGTATAATTAAACAAGATTTCTTTCATTATTTGCCACCATTAAATAAAACAAATATATTGGTAATAGGTAATCCACCATTTGGTAGAGTTAGTTCATTAGCAATTAAATTCTTTAATTATTCAGCAAAATGGGCTAATGTTATAGCATTCATAATTCCAAGAACTTTTAGAAAAACAAGCGTTCAAAATAAATTGGACTTTATGTTTCATTTGGTATATGATGAAATTATACCAAATAATCAGTGCTGCTTTGTTCCACAAATGATGGTCAAATGTTGCTTTCAAATATGGGAAAAAAAAGAAACAAAACGACTATTTATTGATTTGCCCACAACACATTGTGATTGGGAATTTCTAAAATTTGGACCAAATGATTCTAATGGACAACCAACCCCCCCTTTAACCGCCGATTTTGCTATGCGCGCGTATGGTGGTAATATTGGTGAAATAAAAACCGAAGATTTAGATAAATTAAGACCCAAAAGTTGGCACTGGTTTAAAAGCAAGATTGATAAAAAAATACTTATTAATAGGTTTAACCAATTGGACTATTCAAATAGTTTAAATACTGCCAGACAAAACTCTATGGGAAGAGGAGAATTAGTGTCTTTATATTTAGATTTCTTGAACTCTAAATTGCAATAATTCATTCCAACATTTATCGCCATATTTTGGACGAATAGCATATTCTTTATCATTTGTTGTATTTTCTAAATCTTCACATGTTATTTCTCCTAATTTATCTTTTGTTCCATGAGCATATCCTCCATATTTTAATATTAAATCTTTAATATTCGTTTTTGTTAATTTGAAAATAAATAATTCCCCTTCTGTTTCAATATTCGTGCTATTTATATAATATGCAGTTAATATATATTCACAACTATGGTTCATTCGCAATTGAACATAGTTGAACTTATTATGTTCTTTACCACCATTTGACACTTTGATTTCAAAATTTGTATCATTGGATTGTAAATCGCCAATACATAACGATGAATCATTTTTTATCATTTTATATTTATTTTTTATATAATACTCAATCAACGGTCCCGATACTTGTCCTGATAATTTATGTATTTTACAATAAATATGTGCTCGTTTTAGAGTTAGCTCTTTCATTATTTCTACTTTATGATCACATTTTGAACTCTCCAAAATATGTTTAAGATGTTTCTGAATTGTAATATCATACATCATAATGCTTATAGTTGTTGTAGAATAACATATTAACCTAAATCAATTTTTTTTAGCACTAATAAAGTAGTGGTTTAAGAAAATTGAATACTATTAACTATTATATAGCCTTACACTATTTTATAGCCTTAAACTATTATATAGCCTTAAACTATTATATAATATTACAATGAGCAAAGTATATATTACATTACAACTAAATAGCAACAACTCCACTATTCCTACAATTTCTTTGGCCAACTTGCACGAAACTAACGCATATAATGAATTTATGACTTTAGATGAAGAGAGAAAAACATATAATTATGAAGATTACACATTTACATTAGAGCGCATTTGGACTAATCCAAAATATAGAAATATTAGACTTGTTACAAATGCTAATAATACAAATGCTAATAATACAAATGCTAATGAATTTTTAATATCAGATAATAATCAAGAATTAGTTGATAGTTTAAATATTATGGCAAAAATAATGCATAAAAAACTTAATGCATAAAAAACTTAATGCATAAAAAACTTAATGCATAAAAAACTTACTACATTTGATAATGTAGAAAAATGAAAGAAAAAATGACAATTAAAATATAATTAGTTAATACTAATTATATACTAATTTATATAGTTTATAACATCATAAAAATATTATAACGTTCTATTTCGGATATTAATATTTTCTGGAACTACGCAGTGTGCGATTGTTGGATGACAATAGTCTTCCCAGATCTAACATAGGCGCATCCAGTTTTGATAATGCTCGTCTAATACGAGACTGTTTTTTTTTCTTTGAGGCTTTGATTTTCCGTCTTGTATTATGTCCTCTAAATAATGCTTGTATTTTGGTAGCAACTCTATTTTTTTTCCCTTTAGTATTTAACGATAGTGGTGATCTTGTAAATGTCGCAAGTAGTTCTTTGGGCGCATTAAATGTAGACAGTCTTCCAGAAAAATTTGGCGGCGATGGCATTTATAACATAATAAAATATTATAAAATATAATAAAACATAATAAAATATAATAAAACATAATAAAATATTATAAAATATAATAAAATATAATAAAATATAATAAAATATAATACTAAATACAATTTAAAGATTAAATAATTAAATAATTAAATAATTAAATAATTAAAAAATAAAAAAATTAAAAATTAAGATTTTGACAACTTCTTTTTAGCTTTAGCTAACCATGATGCATATATCTTTGGTTTGTCATGTTTTAATTCAATAAACAATTCACCAATCATATATTCAATACGTTCTTGATCTACGTCGCGCCCCATGTCTATAATAGCTTGTTTTGCCTTTGATTTATTAGCTTTACCAAAGAGACGCTCTGCTTCATCTTCTATTTGTTTGTTAGTTAGTGCTTGTTGTTGTTGTTGTTGTTGTTGTTGTTTGGCACTTTTTTTGGCTGTTAATTGCCGTCGCGTTCTACGTCCTCTAAAAGTTGATTGAATTTTGGTAGCAACTCTATTTTTTTTACTTTTGCTATTTAATGATAGTGGAGATGCATTAAATGAATCCATTAGTGTTTTTGTGGCATTAAATGTAGATAGTCTACCAGAAGAATTTGGGGGTGATGGCATTTTATAATATAGTAAAATATTTTATTCTTTATTTATTTTATGCTAAATATGAATCCATTAATTATTCAGACACAGGTTTAATTGTTACGCTTTTGTTTTGTTGCATAGATATTTTTTTTGCCTTGGCAATCCACTTTGCATGTTCCTTGTTGCTTAGGTCGCGCCATAAATGATAGACCATAGTATCAATATTATCTTCATCAACATCGCGAGCCATGTCGTCGAGTCTTTTTGCGGCCTTTGCTCTAGCAGCTCTACTTTTACAAAAAAGATGCTCGGCCTGTGTTTCGAGTTTTTTTGTTTCTAATTTTTGCCGCGTAGCATGTGCTCTATAAGTTCTCTGAATCTTAGTAGCTTTTCTATTTTTCAGAGTTTTATTACTTATAGTGCGTCGTGGTAAAATTTGTAATGTAGATAGAATTCTAGATAATCTGCTAGTAAAATTTGATAAACTTAATGGTGATGGCATTTTTATACTATAATATAATATTATAAAAATTTATCTAATAAAGTTAAATATTAAAAATATTAAAAATTATTTACTTGTAAATAATAAAAAAATATTGAATATAACAGTTTATATTAATTTATAATATAATAAAATCATACACTTTTCTTGTTACTTCGTCATAAAAATTATTGTCTATAAACTGGCTTGTATTTGTTTCTTCGTTTCCGTTAATGACTAATACTAACCCTTGTTCAATTGCTTCTTGATTATTCAACCATACATCATGATAATGATGACAATCTTTTAAATATTGGAGCGGTATAGTTTCTCCCAGACGACCCCGCTGTTGCACACGCAAATCGCAAATCTCAGGACACGTTCTAATATAAACAATTTTTAAATCTTGAAAAATAGTTTGAAACTCTTTAAACAAATTTAAATAAATTATATATTCAATAAGACTCATTTTTTTAGCCTCATATAGACTTTTTGCGAATACAAATTTGTCTGTATAAACAGAGCGCTCACTGATAATAATGTCATAATCTCCTTTTAATGCTTCCTTTAACAAAGACAAACGACTAGTATATGCCATTACTTGAAACGCAAAACTGTAGCGCTCATTATTTTCATAAAAGTGCGTAATAATACTTTTTCCGTTAGCATCTCCAATTGATTCCCAAATTGAAACTGGTTCTTGTAAAAAGCAGATTTTACAAGTATTGCCTTTTGAAGCACAATAATTAGCAAGGTTTTTTTCTAAATAACGCATAATGCTTGATTTTCCAGAACCAATATTTCCATCAATTGAAATAATAAGAGGAGTCATTATACTAATTATTATTTGTTGTATTAAAAATATATAAATAGTTTTCAATTTTATTTATATAAAACCAATATAAATGATTATGAAATTGGCGGTTAATAAAATTGTTAAAGATAGATTTGGTGTTTTTACAAATATAAATTTAGCATTGTTTATGTTATGTTATTTTAAACCAACAGCAGATTACATACATTATGATTTTTTATATAGTATAAGTTATTGTTGGAATTATTTAATTTTCTTTACATTTAATGGTGCATATTTTATAGATAATACTTGTTTTAGGCGTATGGCACTACGCCAAAATATATCATTGTTAACTTTTCATTGCGGTAACTTTATCCTACACAATTTACCATTTATATATGTAAATATATATATACCTATTAATGTCAATTATTATCACTCATTATTAGGATGCATAACTAATTTAATATGGTGCTATTATTCTACATATGGAACATTTGATATTGCCTATGTTTATGTTTCAATGGAAAAAAAAAAACAAATAAAGGTATATTTTGTAAATGTATGTTCTATAGTATATGCACCACTTGCTTATAATATTAATAGCTATATTCGAACGCTATATTCGAACGCTATATTATAATGCTATATTATAATGCTATATTAGAGTTATAACTTATAATAAAACAATATAAAGACAATAATACTAATATTATTAATAGATTACAAGATTACAGTAGTCTATTCATTTTTCTGCATTGGTGCCCGAGCGGTCTAAGGGGTGCGACTCAAGTTCGCATGGCTTCGGCCTCGTGGGTTCGAACCCCACCCAATGTAAACATTAAGTTTTTATAAAATAGTATGTAACTATTTTATAAAAAAAAAGTGTTGTTTAATGTTTAATGTTTATTGTTTAATGGTTTAATGGTTTAATGGTTTAATGGTTTAAAAGAAAGCAGGTCTTACACTTGTTTGGCGTCGTAGAGGTGGTGGCTCTGCTGAACGATTAGTTGGTGGCGGTGTTGTTGGATTATACGATTGGCTACGTTCTACATTTGTAAATACTGTTTTTGCACGAGTTTTTTGTCTATTTACAACATTACCAAGTGACCTATATACTGCTTCGCATTCTTCTTGTGTTTCACTATAGTTAATAGCATGACCTTCTTGAATTCCAATTTTAGATGCTTCTAAAATCGCATCTTGATTTGCTCCTAAATACATAATTTCAATATTATATGATTCTTCTGCGCTTGTAATAAGTTTTTTTAAAGTCTCCGCATTAAATTTTTTACTACAATTTTCACAACCATCAGTAGCAACATAAATCAAACATTTAGTATAACTGTCTGGATTATGAAGTTTCTTTTCCATAAAATAAGTAAGACTTGAGCCAATAGCATCATATAATGCAGTTTGTCCACGAGGAACAAATTGTCTTAGTTCAAGAGGTCTCACTTCTGTAATATTTAATGACCTAATTAACAATAGCTCTTCATGATCAAAGAACTTAATTGAAACATTTACTTGCTCGTGTGGCTTTAGATCTTGTCTAATAATATTTAATGTTGAATTAATACCACCAACAGTATCTGCCTCTTTGCCAGACATAGAACCAGAACGATCAATAATGGCGACAACTTCTTGAATGAATGATGCCATAATAATAGTGTTTTAATATAATTTAATAAACTATTTTTAAATCAATTTTTTTTATTATGTTATTATTGTTTTGTTTTTATTTTTGCATTAAAAAAATTGAATACTAATTTACTATTAAATAATAAATAATATATACTATAAAATGCTAAAGCATCAAATGCTTATTGAAAAAACTAATTATGAACCCCATCTTAATATTGAACTATTAACAGGAGCATATATAGAAAATAAATTTAAAAACATATATGCGCGAACTATTTGTGATGCTTATGCTAATGAAAGTTTAATAATTGAATATTTGAAATATAGGACGGCATTAGAACCTCACACATTTAGTGATGCAACATTTGCTATAGAGTTACCATTTGTTCAAGATTATATTGAACATATAAAACAAGTTAGCATAACTTGTGAAGACATTCCGGTAATTACTTATGTATATAATACACTATTGCGCGAACCAGGAGATAGGGAACTATGGCCACACGATGAAGCCTCATTTATCCTCGATAAAATACATTGCTTCTTTGATATTGATGAGGACAAACTCGCAAATGAATTAATAGAAGTAATAAGTGAAATTTATTATAATAGTTTGTGGTAAAGCATAAAGCATAAAGCATAAAGCATAAATCATAAATCATAAATCATAATAAAAATTGCTTTTAGAAAAAATTGATAGTATAAATTGTGAATTTTTTTAAGCTATTTTTATAAAAAATGATTGTGGATTATTATGCTAATGATGTTTATAATCAATTATTGAAAAATTGCTGTAATTTTATTAATAAAAGTTGCTTAGATATTGGAACGAGAAATGGAGCAAATTGTGAAAATTTAGTAAAAGTTGGTGCGTCAAGTGTATTAGGTATTGATATAGATTCTTCACGTTTTCATGAGATGTGGGTTAATAAAAAAATTACACTTTTGAAGCAAGATTTATTAACAATGGATAATTCTAAACAATTTGATGTAATTACATGCTTTTTATGGAATATGCCTTATTTACAATATAATAATGTAATGGTTAAAATTAAAGAACTATTAAATCCTGGTGGATTAGTGTATATAGGTATTGTTGATGAAGTCTATAAATATGACCCAAGCGGACCACGTAGCGTAAATATTCTTGAATTAGTAAAACAACATTTTAATAATACAAGAGTTTTAGATACTAAGTGTAGTCAGTGGTTAATTGAAGCCAAAAATCCATTTTATTAAAACTTTACTATTTTAGTTAAATATAACCAAAAGAATATACCAACAAATGCTTTTGCTAATAAATCTAATATATTATATCCAACCATTTTTGTTGTTTCATTTGTTTGATAAAATACTCCATATAATGACCATAGTCCTAAATATAACCAAAATATCATTTTAGATTGCTTTGTTACTTTAGAACCAGTCATAAATTGTTTCCAAATAGTTCCATAGGTTAAAAAGAAGAATATAAAACCTATAAAGTTAGCTAATGTTCTGTCTAATAAGTTTATTTCTCCAATATATCCGAAACCTAACATTAAAAAATTGAAAACTAATACCGCTAAAAATGGTAAAAAATGGACATCTACTTTATTTTCGTAACCCAATACGAGAGATAATACTAATAACATAAGCGGTGTGCTAATTATCCAATCTGAATAGCGCATGTCATTTATTTTTTCTATTGGTAAATTCAGTTCATGTTCTGGAGTATTTGATGGCTCATTTTCTTTTTCTTCTGTTTTTTTAATTTCATTTGTTATTTGTGTTTTTTGCGTTAGCTGTGTTTTTTGTGTTATTTGTGTTTCTTGTGTTAATATGCTTTTTTCTTCTGATTTATTTAGAACTTCTATAAATACCCCATAAAAATAACCAGCAACTATTGATATACAAGTTTCTAAATTCATAATATGGCGAATTTGTGGAACAGGATTCCTTAATGCCTCAATAAATGTAATTGTTCCAGTAGTGATCAAAAATATATATGTAAAATAAAAACTATTTTTGACACTAATTATTTGCATTATTACTATTTTACTATTATACTATAATAATATTATTTGAGAAGTAATAATATTATTTGAGAAATAATAATATTATTTGATTAAAAAACTATAGCATATAATTTATAGCATATAATTTATAGCATATAATTTTTCGTTTAATTGGAATATGCTAAACCACCCATACCCGACATAATACGAAGAACGTTGTAGTTAACCGCGTATACACGCACTTTAGCGGTAGCTACACCCTGAACGGTCGCATTCGACAATACTAATTGGAGTGTAGCATTATCAATGCGCGAGAAATTGCAGGTGCCAGATGGCTGGTGTTCTTCGGGTCTTAGAGCAAACGAATACACATTAATGCCTGTGTCTGGAGCACGGGTGTGGTGCTGGAATGGCTGAACAAGGTCAAAATAGGTGCCTTCACGCTCCGAAAAGCGGTCCTGACCGTTAAGCTGTAATTTGGCAACTACAACTGGATTTTCACCCCAGCAATGCATGTCTAACGCGGTTTCGGCTAAAACGAAGGTGCCGGCATCAGATACACCCGAGTCTTCCACATTAGCGGTTCCATTGGGTCCATTAGCATTTGTGCCTGTAAGAGTTCCACCAATCAAGCCGCCTGTATTGTTTGATCCAAGAACTACACTTTGACCTGCTTGATTAGTAACAGTTACAGGTGTTCCACTAATTTGCGCTGGTTTAATCTGATTTGCCCACATGTCTTCAAAAGCACCAGTTGAATTAATAAATTCATTATTTTGACCAGCTACACCGATATTTGCTTTAGAACCAAACGCGTGAACCGCATTTGGTAGCGCATCTAACGCATCAGTGTAATTGAATGGCTGAGCTCCTAATAGAGTATTTAGCGCAGAACCTTGAACTAATGACGCACAATAGTCAACGTTGGCATCTGGCTGAACGACCCAGATTAATTCTTTGCATGGATGATTTAAATTTAATTTAATTTTATTTGACGACGAACCAACCGACTCATCACCAGTGAACTGTAACTGTTCAATTAAATATTCGTGTGGGTTTTGCGCCATACGTCTGCGCTCATCTGTATCTAAGAAAATGTAATCAACAAATAGCGAAGCAGCAGCTAATGACTGTTTGTAAGCACCGTTAACCTTGGTGCCTTGACCGTCTAAACTACTGACAGCCCACAAGCACTCTTCGATGTTGCGAATATCTAAGTTGATTTTAACTTCGTGATATTGTAACGCAATTAATGGTAGAGCTAAACCTGGATTGCGGCAATACCAGAACTGTAGTGGAATGTATAAAGTAGTTTCAGGTAGCGCTTTGCGTGGGGCGCAAACTTGGCGCACACCATTAGCCGAGCAAGGACCATCTACTTCCGCGAATGTAGGATCGCAAACATATGTTAACTGGGTGGTATTACCAATCATCTTGTAATAACCACGCTCTTGTTCCTTGGATAAAGTGAGCTGATTCCAAATGTGCATCCAGTCACCATATTGACGGTCAATACGCTGGCCACCAATTTCAACTTCGACTTGTGAAATTAGCTGCTCTCCTGGGAAATCTAACCATCTTGCATATAAACTACTGCCTGTATCAGCTAAACCTTGACCAATTTCAGGAAGAGTTAACTGTAAATATGTGCGATAGGCCAAATCACCGTTTCTTGAGATAGTGCAAGTAACACGGCGACCGAAATCCGCTTGTCCGTTAAATGTTTGTTCAATGGACTCCATCGCGAAATTAGTGTGACGTCTGTATGTGACCTTCCAGAAAGTAATTTGGGGATTACCTGTTAAATATACATCTTGTGCGCCATAGGCGACTAATTGCATTAAACCACCAGCCATTTTTTTATAATATTCCTAAAGAAAAAAAATTTTTATAATTAATTTAATTAATTAATTAATTAATTAATTAAATTTTTCAATATTTTTTCAATATTTTTTCAATATTTTTCAATATTTTTTCAATATTTTTTCAATATTTTTCAATATTTTTTCAATATTTTTTCAATAAAAGTTATAATAACTTTTATACAAATATTATAATAAACATTATAATATTATAATTATATAAGTAGCTATGAAAAAGGCAACTATTATTAAAACTACATTAGATAGTAAGCATAATGAAATCAGTAGTTCGTTTAAGCAAAATGAAGAAGTAATTATTCCTAAATATTTAAAAATTATAGAAAAATTAGAATTATTATTGCAAAATTCAACTAATAACACCAAAAAACAAACTATTATTGAAAATATAAAAAAATATAAAAATGTGATCAATTCTCTTGAGAAAAAAAAGAATGAATATTATTTGAACAATTCAAAATATATATTTGAATACTTTGAAAATAAAAAAAATATTTCTAATAGTGATTTAATAGCACCTAATTCAAACAAAAATGATATAATACACAAATTTTTTTCTACATCACATAATGAAGATTACAATAGCAATAGTAATAGCAATAGTAATAGCAACAGTAATAGCAATAACACAATAAATTCAATTGATAAATATTTTAACAATATTGATTATTTATATTTAAATT